ATTTTGTACTGCCATGATCACCAAAGTCAGTTGCATCTCCTGCACTAGCTATTGTAATATATTCTATTACATTCACATAAGAATAACCTCCACTATATTGTCTACCAAAAGAATAAACACCTCTTGTGCTACTTGATACTACTCCATTATTAAGACCAAAAGCTGCAACAGACATATCACCAAAGTCAGTGCCATTAGCTTTGGTAGTAAATGTATAGTATTCCATAATATCCCAAACTGACCCATTTGCACCACCAATAAAAACTGCCCTAGTAGATGAAGCACAAGAACCACAGTAATATACATTATTTGAATGAGGATCACCAAAATCTTCAGCATTTGTTCCTGCTGATGCTATAACAATACCATGAACTATTTGTTGCTCACCACCATAAAATAAACCTGCTGTTCCACCACCAAATGCTGCAAAAGGAGAAATACTAGTAGCTGCACTATAAGGTGATTGACCAAAAACATTTATAGCAGATGCTCTAACATTATAAGTTTCAGCATTAGTAAGAGAACTTACAGTAACAGGACTAGAAGAACCTGAAGCACCACCTTGTAGGCTTGTTTTAACAGTTGCTGAACCACCCATACCAGAGTGAGAACTACAATAATAGTAAAGTGTAGAAGCAGCTCCTGAGTCAACAACTATTTTTGTAAAAGCTCCTGCACTTCCCGGACTACCACTTGTTGTTACACCTGTAGTATATTCTGATCCACCACCATGAGATCCATTACTTGTAGTAGATAAACGAAGAGGATGACCACTGTTACTACTATCACTCTGATCAAATATATAAGTATGACCTTTATGTAAAGTTACAGTGCCTTGTGTTGTACCATCTATTGCATACTTGTTACCACCACTACTAACAACAGTAACTGCAAAGGTTGTGTCTTCTATAGGTCCTGTTAAAGTACTAACAGGATAACTTGTAATATTACCACCACCAGTATCTGATGGATTAGTAATAGTAACAGTAAGTTGTTGAGAAGTACCTGCTGTAACACTTATAGTAGGAGCATCAGGTGCTCTAAGTTGATCAAAGCCACCTACTAAGCCACCTTTTTTATTTACACCCATTAACTATCCTTATGCATCATCTATTTCTTCATATGAACAAGTAGCAGATAAATCACCTGCAGCACTTGCTTGTATTTTAAGAATATCACTTTCTACTAAATACAAACCCATATTCTTGTCAATAACAACAAGGGTTGCATCTGCAGGAACAGAAATAGTTTTTGCTATATAGTAGTCAGCAGAAGAACGAGTAACCCAAACGTCAATCGTAGCTGCATTTGTACCATCTATATTAGCGATAACTAAACTGTTTATTTTTAATAGCTTGTTAGAAGCACACGTTAACAAACTTACTGCAGAAGCTGCTACATCAGCATCAACAGCAGTGTTTGCATATATGCTACTAACAGCTACTACATTAGGATTTGCCATACTTTCTCTCCTTTATTATCCAAATACCATTGCCATTGCGATTGCTTTACCAGTTGTAGCTGCATTATTTAATTGTGTTTGTATGTTTGATGTAACACCATCACTATAATTTAATTCAGCAGCAGTAGCTGTAACTAACGTACCACCTAGTTTTAAACCATTAGATGTATCATGGCTTGCAATATCAAAATCATAAGCACCATCAGCAAAAGTAGTGTCACCTGTAATTGTAATGGAAGATCCGTCTGCTGTCAAGCTATCTAATGCAATATTTCCAACATTTGTGATATTATTGTCATTAAATGATGTCGCACCTAATGATATTGTACCTGTTGCAGTTAGATTACTTGATCCAACATCTATGTTTCCAAATCCTGAACTAATACTTCCTGCATCTAATGCACCTGTAGTTACAATAGAAGAACTACCTGCTACAACACCATAAATAGAACCAATAGCTGTACCATTAATAGTAATAGCATCTGCTTCTAGAGTACCATCTATATCTGCATCACCACTAATATCTAGTGTAGCAGCATCAAGTTCACCTGTAATGGTTAAGTTACCTGATGTATCTAATGTTTGTTTTGTTGCATAAGATCCTGATGTTTTACTATTCCAAGTAATAGTACCACCATCTGCAAAATTTAATTTCCAAACATCAGCATTATCATCACCCTGATCAGCAGAAAATTTTAAAGCTAAAGGAGCACCTTCTACAAATTGAAAAAACTCTAAACAATCATCACCATCTTCATCATAACCAACAAGAACATCTTGATTAGATCCAAATTGAATGTACTTATCATCAGCAATATATATCTGACCAAAAGGAGCAGAAGAACTACCTATATCTGCTCCACCAGAAGCATCAGGTAATAAAGAAGTTTCTACAGTAACTGTATTTGTTCTGATACCTGAAGTACCATTATCAATAGCTCCAAATCCAGAAGTAATAGAACCACTGTCTAATGCACCTACAGTTGTAGCAGCTGTGGTTATTAAGTTAGGCATTGCTGTAATCTCATCATCAAGATAAGCAGCAAGAGTAGTGACAGCAATCTGTTTCATTGTGCCACCATCATTAATAGGTATTCTATCTGCGTCTTCTACAGTAATAGCAGATGCACTTGTATCTCCATCAGCCACAGCATTAAGTTCTGTACCTGTTGCATTAAGACCAGTAACATTATTAGCCTGTCCTGCTACTGTAGTGACATAGGCTTTAATAGAT